AAGGCTTTTGCCGTAGGAGCGCCTTTAGTGCCGGGTTTGCGCATTTTATCGCCCGATCCAGCAGCGATACGCTTGCGTTTTGCCAAAATATTGGCGTATAAACCGGGTTTAGTGGCCATCGCTATCTTCCTTTTTCCGCGAGGGCATCAATTTTTGCTTCAAGCCGTTCAAAGCCTGAATCAAACCGTTCCATAATTCTTTCAAGGTCCGCACGAACCTCTGCACGAGTGATGTGATCACGAGCGATTTCCTCCCTCGTTCTATTAAGCAGAATTTGAATGCGCTTCTGCTCGTCGTGGTTCATTTTAATCATGAACATCACCAAAGCCACAAAGAAAGACGTGACCAGATTCCAAACGATAACACCGGTGTCCATCTAACACTTCCATCGTTTTCGGGCTTGTCTGATGCGGCTGTTGGGATCTTTGGCCGCTTCCGGGTACATCTTCATCTGACCTGCCGACCGCGCGCAAAAAGACTTTCTGCGTGCAGCGTCCTTGGGGCCTGGGTTGTCTGAGGTGACGGCGGTCTTAAGCTTACTGCCAGGGTTGGCCTTGCGGTAAGCTTCAACACCTTTTTGTGTCATCCCGGCACCTTGTTTAGTCGGCCTGAAGTTTCCACTCTTGACCGACGTCGCAATGCCCATGCCCTTGGACTTAGCCATTACGCTGCGTTCCCGCCTTCGTACAACACGGTTACAGCAAGAATGGTTGCGCCAAACTTAACGTAAACGCCGTCTTTGAACAGGATGCCCTGGTCTGGTATTACAAAGTTCTGTGAATCAGCCACAGTTGTTGACGCAATCTTGAGCAACAGGGGATCTGTGTCGGCGTCCCCATCGTAAAACTCAATATTGCTTGCAGCACCTGCTCCGTGCGTGAAATAAAGCCCACACACTCTAGTACGGCCATTGATCACCTGTCCCGTTGCCGCCTTAAAGACGGCTAGGATATTACTGGCGCTCATGCGAGCCTCCTATTAGACTAAATCACGGGCCTGAAGATAGAGGACCGTAACTGTCGCAGCACCTGTCGATCCGTTGCCGTTCTGGGCAGTAAAATCTGCAAGCACCTGGATGTCTGTTGTACCAACATCAGTAGCAACGCTACTGGTCAATGTGCCTCGTGTGGTGGCTGCTGACTTTACTGAAGTGGCGGGCAAAAACGCCGTAGCCGCGCTTGATGTTCCCACAGAAACAGTAGCTGTCCCCGTGTCGTTGTTGACCGTTGTAACATTAAGAATAACGTCAACAATCTGCGAACCTGCCGGAACAACAGCAACAACCTGATCAAGTGCCGATGCACCAATGATGTCAATGACTGCGGATTGCGCCATAAGCACAAAGCCTACATTCGCCACATTAGTGCCGACTGTCGTACCGGTGGTTTGGGAAATAGTACCGGCTTTAACTGGGCCGGAAAAAGTGGTCTGGGCCATGAGTTCCTCACATGCGATATCGGTACATCAGTCTGCATGTCGTCAGCCGGGACTGTCTGATGCACCGGGCTAACCCCGGAATAAACCTAGTATAAATAAAAAAGGGGGTTTTGTAACCCCCTTTTCTTGGTGCCGTTTAGGCTCCAGGCGAACCGAACATGCCTCGCGGATCCGAGAATCCAAACGAGTAACGCTCGCGAGCTTTGTACTTGACGTTGCCCGTATCGAAGTCGCCTTCGAAACCGGTACGCATTGCAACACGCTCGAACATCTTCATGCCGTTAGGTGCATCGGTCTTCACGAACCATGCATCGGGGTCGGTCAAGAAGTGGTTCACGGTATAGCCCTGAGGAACCATGCCCATGTTCTTGATCGCATTGATGTCGTTATCTGCTGTACCAACACGCAGCGTCGACTTCATGATGCGGTCTGCCGTAAACATGAGTTCTTTCGGGATGATGAGCTTCAGACCCTGAACAGCGATCTTCAGGCCACGTTCATCGGTGAACGCAGCGATGTCGATCAATGCCTGCTCAAGCGACGTTTCTGACAGGTCAGCAGGAACGGTAAGCTCGTTCTTGAGGTCTGGTCCGCCCAGGGTTGGGTGATCCAGAGCACACAAGGGCTTGCCGTCGCCACCGATTGAGGTGTCAAAAGCGCCGTTGAGGATTGCAGCAGCTTTGATCTGCTTGGTCTGAGCCATCGAGCGGGCCAGCGACTTGGTGTAACGAGCAGCCAAGCGGTCGTAGAGGTTGTCCTCAACGGCCTCTTCGGTCAGCGCGAACGCCAAAGCAATGGTCTCGTGGGTGTAGCGTGCGGTGTAGACCTCTTGCGCGTTGTCGTATGCGACGCCTGCGCCTTCGCTCTTTACCGGAGCCTCACCAAAGCCCGATTCCATCACCTCTTCTTCAAACGCACGGTCTGAAGATTCGATGCTATAGATTTGGGTGTGCTCGTTCTCATAGTTTTTATACTCGAGACCGAACAGAGCATTGAGACCGGGCTCAAGCTCTTTCACCAGTTGTGCGCGTGAAATTGCCATGACTGATCTCCTTAGGTGCTAAAGCCCGGTGTACCCGTGCTGCCGTACATATGCTCATTAATCTTCACAACAAGAATGGCATATTGGCCAAGCTCGTTGCCCGGAACATTCCACAGACCAATGGCCTTTAGGTTTGCAGAAGCACTTTCGGTAAAGGTGCCACTCATGGTCATGTTAGACACGCCTGTGGTGGTGCTACCAGTAGTCGAAGCAGTGATGTCTGCATTAGTACCCATATTAGCCTGGGTCGGAGTGCCTGCACTTTGGATCAGGAACAACTGGTTAGGATCGTCAAGCACGTCCGCAAGAATTTGACCTTGCGTAATGTTGACCGAACCCGGGTAGTAGTTTTTCCAAGTGGGCTTGCCTGTGGTGGGATCAATGTAATTACAGCCATTGAAGACGCCAACAGCAACGGTGTGATCCGTGTTGTTGAACTTGACGAGGTAACCATTATCAATGGTTACCAGATCGCCCTGGTAGATTGCGCCGGATTGGTTGTCAGCGATCAGGTAGCCATACTGCTTCTGAGCACCTGTTGCTGACAAGTTGCCAATAGGACGCAGACCAAAAGGCTTGTTTGTATTTGCCATTTGTCTATCCTTGCATAGGTTTAAGTTTCAGCCGACTCGCGGCTGCCAAAAGTGGTACGAGAGCGACGCTCAGGAGTACCGATTCGCATCGTGTCATGAGCATTGGCCTTCAACATTTCATTGTCGACGGCACGTTGTTGATCTCGGGCCCGTTCTCGGTAATACGCAGTTCGCTCACTAGCCGTCTCTGTGGGAATTCTCGCGAGCAACAAACTTCCGACACCAATGGTGCCAGCGTGTTTGCCGTCGTCCATCGACGAGGCATGATAGTCCGGGTACTCGTCAGCACGAACCAGTTCATACCCCTCGCGGAGCTTGGCTGCAACGTTGCTTCGATCATCGAACCCATTAGCTTCACGTCGAATCCAGCGATGTTGGAATCCTTCGGGAGCGGGTGGAGCATCCAGTTTGGAAGGAGGTGCCCAGGGACGGCGACGCGTGGACTTCTCGCGCGTCTGTGACGCACGGGTTTCACGTTTCAATTTAGGCACCATCGGTGCGCTATCGTTGGTCTGCATTTCATCCATGATTAATCCTTCACGTACTTGGCATATTCCTCAAGCGGAACGCCCAGTTTTTTGGCAATGGCAACTTGACTTGGTGTCAGCTTGACCACGCGGCGTGCTGATGTGTTAACCCCGGACGACCGGGCAGCAGGCGCAACCGTTTGCACGGGTCGGTTGGCTCTGGGCGGATTCATGTTATCAGAGCTATTCTGATTTGTGAATCGATGTGGAAAAGATTCCTGCATACGACGATCTAATTCGTTGTAGTAGTGGTTATTACGTGGCGAAACGCCCTCAGCAATCAGATCCAAGTGGATCGCGCGCGCCGCAGCCGTCATGACCTTGTCTGCGCCAAACCACTCATTGCGCTCGGCCCATTCTTCAGCCCGTGGATCAATGGCCGCTTGCTGCTGCACCGCTTGTTGTTGCTGGGCGAGACGCTGAGCCTGCTGCTCCCAAGCCTGCTGCTGAGCAAGCTGCTGCTGTTCGTAGGCTTGACGATGCTCTTCGGCAGAGGCCAGTCGCTCCTGCTCTACCGTGATGGAAGTCAAACGCTGGGTGGCTTCGGTCTCAGTATCAATGTCGCCTTCTTCACGCGCTTTCTTAATAATCTGCTTAAGCGCCATGACCTGCGTTTCGATACGACCCTTGGCCTCGCCAATACGCGCACCATCAGTTTGGACAAGGCGCTTTTCGGCCTCCGCAGCACGCTGCTGAACTTGCTTGGCATATTCCAAGGCCGCTTGCTCACGGCGCTCGGTTTCGCGAAGCCGCGCAGTCAGCTTGTCAATGCGTCGCTTGACCTTGTCACTGTATTCGTCCAAATCTTCCGAGGAAGTTTCCTGCTTGGGCGCAGCAGGCGGAGCCTGCTCTTCTTGCTCAAGCTTTGCATCGGTGCCGTCTTGATTTAACGACACCGTTGCCGGGTCTTCATCTTCCCCGAGCTTAAATTCCAACTGCTCATTAGCCATCTCTAGGCTCCTTACATATGCAAGATATCTTGCGGATCGTTGATAAGGCCGATGACCTCATCGTCGTTGATAAACCGGATCTCTCCGCCATCGATCGGAATGCGTGCGCCCGCGTAACGGCCAAACACAATCCAGTCGCCCTTTTTGCACCACGCCCCGGCTGGGAACTTCTCGCCATCGGCATAGGCCAACGGTCCAAGTTCTAAAACATAGCCAACGGTAGTTGCAAGCTGCGTGCGCTTTTGTGTCTCTTCCGACAACACAATGCCGCCCTTGGTCTTTTGAGCGCCTCGATAAGGCAGAATAGCAATGCGCCATCCCGTTGGTCGTGGCAAACGGTTCAAGACACCTGGATCAAGGGTATCGGGCGAGAACTTGCCTTCTTCATCGTAGGCGTCATCAAGCACAGGCACACGGGCTTTTTCCTGCTCCTGCCACTTGCGTTCTAGCGCGGTCAATGGTCTTTCTTCAACGACTTCCATATCGGACTCCTGGGGTTAAAAATCTTCGGCTTGCCACTGTTTAATTTCTTTCTTCACTAACTCTTCAACCATGGTCAAGGCTTCAAGACGTCCGATAAGAAAACGATAACGCTCCATGTTTTGCACGGAACCGTTCACAAGGAACACCTGCGTGTCCTCACGAAGCTTTCTGATTTCTTTCAGTATGTGTTCTACAAAATTAAGCATGGCCACAGTCCATGAGAAAAGCAGGCAGATGGGCTCTGCCTGAAAGCCTTATGTTCAATAAATCTTAACAGGTCGGTTGCCGTCCTTCTTCTTCACAACCATCACAGGCCCCTGCACACCCTTAGCCAAGCCCCCTTCACGCATCTTGCGCGTCTTACCGGCCTGGGCATAGGCAATGGCAGCAGCCTGCTTAATCGCATCGCCTTTACTCTTGGGCTTACTGGTCCCGATGCTGCCTGTTTCCTTGTACTTCTTGATGATCTCGCCAATGTTGCTTGAGATCACCTTCTGACTCTTGCCTCGCTTAAGCGGCATTTTGATTTCTCCTTTGATTCAGAGCCTGCACGTTCTGCGCACGGCGCATATTACGATCCATCATGCTTGCTCGCTCACGTGCGACCTGCGCACGCTCATCGGCAATGCGTTCCTGCGACGCGATCCGAGCCTGATTCGCCTGCATGGTAGCCTGCGTGCGCTGTTGTTCAATTTGCAAGCGCTGACGATCAATTTGTTGGTTGGCCATGTCGCTTTGTGCGCGGATCTTGAGCTCTTGCTCCTTCAGCGCCACAATCGGATCAGGTCCTTCTTCGCCTGCGCCCATCAACTGGTTCTGGAGCTTGCGTGTTTCCTCCATATACTGCGCCACACGCAACGCGACCATCGCCTCACGCTGTAAATCCGACACCATGCGATCGGGATCTGTGCCATAGGACATAAATAGCTCGGCTTCGGCGTTCTCTTCCGCTTTCAGCCTCACATGCGACAAAATATGCTTCTGTAGCTCCATGGCTGACATGGGATTGGCCTGCAACATGGGTGAAAGACCCATCATCAGGTGTGCAAGGATGTGCGCATCGTGCTGCTGACCTGCAAAAGCACGCAACTGCATGCCATCAAGCACATCAGCGTTCTCGGTTGCGGGATCCTTGGGCATTTGTGTGTTTTGCGGGCGCAAAATGCCATCAATATCGCGAACATTCATCGCTGCATAGACGCGGTAGTACGCTTCGTACATGTTATGCATCTGAGGCGCGCTTTGTGCGATCTGCAACTGCGTCTGTGCAAGTACCATCCGGTGCGCGGTGCTGAAAATGTTGGGATCAGCGACCGGCTGGATCGAAATCAGGTCATCAAAGTCCTTACGCTTGATCGAGCGCCTTGCGCCAGGGACATCGTAAGGGTACTCATCGGGCAAATACTGCGAAAAACCGTCAGCCAGGAGCTCAAACTCAAGCTTTTGCGCGTAATGAAGCCGTTTGTGGATCGCAGACATGACCTGCGCCCCACGCTCAAGCAATGCAAGCGTGGTTCCGACCGCTGCCTGCTGATTGCCGTCCCCAACTTGCATGTCGGCAACGCTGGCAAGGCGCTTTCCAGCGTCCACACAAAAGCCAAGTAACTGAAAAAGCGTCTGCGAAGGCTCTTTGTAGGGCAAAGGCAGCATGTTTTGCTGAATATCCGCCCCACCCACGTCAATATCACGCCATTCACCGGGCTGGATCGGCACATCATCGTTCTCGATCCGTGCGCCTTTGGCCTTGAAGCCTGCTGGAAGGTTTGCAAGCGTGCCTGCATCCAACAATTGGCGCAGCGCCATCGTTGCTGTCTTCGAAAGACTGCCAATCAAGTGGACAAACCCAAGACCATAGGCTCCCGGGCCTTCGATCAAGAGGTAATGAACGAAGTAATTGCGCCTGTTTTTGAGTTTATCGCCCTCTTTCCAGTTGCGACGCACGCCCAAAACCTTCTTTGAGGCGTCATCAAGCGTCACAACGTAGGGAAGTTTGATGCCTGTAGGCTCACCCTTCTCGTCTTTGTCCTCAAAACCCGGCAAATCTAGGTCCACCTGGAATTCCAAGAGGAAAATCTCCTCTGGATCACCGCTTTGCTGGATCCCAATCTGCTTATCTACTGAATATTGAATGCGATTGGCGTCCGCTGGAGCTTGCTCCGGATCCACTTGCACATCCAAATACTCACCCGCAACCACCCGTTTTCTGAATTCGTTGGAATCCATCGGGATGCGGTGCGTGATCCGTGGGCATTGGCTCATGACGCTCGATCCGTAGTACGGGATAAACAAGTCGTCCGCCAAGACAAGCTTGGAAACCATGCGTCCAAGCTGAAAATCGTAGTAAACCTTCTTAAATGCCGAGCCGCCATAGCCGGTGTAAAACAATAACTGATCAAACTCGGGCGTGTATTCCTTCATCACCGTGGTGATTTGGTAGTTCATGAAGTCCTGCACGCGTGATGCCTGCTGCATCTTGTCGATCGTCTCTTTGCCCAGGACCTGCGTGCGCACAGGGCCGCCTGCTGGCATAAGTTCTTTCAAGGCTTGCGCCTGGAACTGCACGATCGCTTCGGTCAAAAGCGGGTGAGTCGCACCTGCTGCTCCTCGAAAGGGCTTGGTCCGCTCATCAAGCCTCAAGCCCAATAGCTCAAGGCCCTTGGCATAAGTCATCTCCCAGTCCTGGCGGCTTGACTTATCGGCCTCGAACAACGCGCTTAGGTCAAGCGCAACCCGCTGCAAGACGTCCTCTTCAAGGACCGGGGCAAGGTTGTCGTAAAAATCAACCGAGTCTTCTTCCTCAATCTCAACGGTTGCACCTTCCTCGTCAATGACGATTTCAATGTCCTCGCCGTCATCGATCTCAATCGAGGTCTGCGGCGCTTCGTAGAGGGCTTTGTCGATGGGCATGTCTAGGCCTTAACGTGTTTGGCGATTTGCCTCAAGGGCATCTCTATATTGAATCAGCATGGGAGTCAAGTACCTATCCGACTCCTGAATAGCGTCGGGTTTAACGACTTGCGTTAAGAAGTCATAAACTTCCTCGTCGTAATCTACAGGAGCGGTATTGCCTGTCTTTGCGCCATTGCCCTTGATCTGCTCAACCACCCGATAAGGCGCATCTTTGCTTCCGTGGTTAATGACCTGGATCGTTGTCACAGGACGATTGCGGGCATTACGCAGACTATAGATCTCGTGTGTCCCTTCCTCAAATCCCTTTGTGTATCTTGGGCCGTAGCCAGCACCGCCTAGCGCATAGCCTCCCACCGAGTGGCCCACGTAGGCCCCTTCCGGTATGGTTGCCTCTAAATCTTCAATTCGCTTCCATGCAAACCCAGGATGCCGCTGATCTTTATCAAATTGAAGCAAAGGTTCACTGACGCCCTTGCTAAAGATGCTGTCCGGTGCTTTACCCGATTCCACCAGTTCCTTAATCCGTTGTCCTTCAAACTTTCGGTCAATTTTCTCTCGGTTAAATTTTGCAGATCCTACTACCGCGTCCTCAAACCGAATCTTATCAATCTCTTTGGGACTCAGTGTAGCGAGATAGTCGGCCATGTTTTCTGGATCCAGGATCTCTTGAAGGGGACCCGGTCTTACCGCCACGTCGTACAAGATCTCACCTTGATCCAACGCACGGCGAACGTTTTCAGGAACATTCTTCGTGGCCTCTGGGTCTCCTGACAACTTGGCCTGAATAAAATCATCCAGGTTATGGAGGTAGCCGCTGTAGTAAGGCTTACCGGTATCCCGCGCTGAGGTGAGAATCATCGGCTCTCTTACAAAATTCACAAGCCGTGGATCAAGGCCCTCGGCCTCAAACGCTTGTCGCATCTGATCATTAATGCGCTCAACCTCTGCTCGATACAGCGGATCCGATGTGTAATAGCTCTGTGGTACGAGTCCCGGCTTAAGGCTCATGGGCCTGACATCAACCATCTCGTCGTATCCCTCAGTCACGTCCATGACCGCCCGAGGATCCTTTGGATAAAAAATAGGTCGTCCATATGCATCCATAACCGGCTTACCGGTTTCTTTGTCAACCTTATATTTCCCTTCTCCGGCTGCTTCAATCGCATACTTTCTTAGGTTGCGCATGTCATGCAAAGCGAGATTGCTAATTCGCCCCTTTTTGATGGCATCAAATATCGGATCTTTTTCCGTGCCCAGTTGCGTTGACATATAACGACGGGCTTTGGTGTCAAAGAACTTTTGAACGGCATCGGCTGTATTTACATCGCCAATACTAAAAGCGGCACTTTTACCTTGATCAATATATCTATCTAATGACGACTGAACGTCTCTGCCGCTGGAAAGTTTAACCCCGGAGAATACCGTGCCCTTGCCGTATGGACGTACCGCTCCCGCCATAGCTGGCCCCATGGCAGCAAGCGCTGTGGCAGCATCACCTGCTGAGGCGGCAACTTTTGCCGGTATGGCCGCAGCAGCCTGCACGGGTGGCATGTTGGCAATGGCCTGCCCCGTCCGATACGCCTCAGACCCGGGAGCCGTGGGACTTGCGCCAAGGATCCCGGACAATAAATCCCTTGCAGGCGCAGCAGCCGGGAACATCGACTCCTTGCCCTGCGCCTTGCTTGCAGCAACCGCCCGCCTGATGCCAGGAGGCACCCTGCTTGGCTGACTCTGCAAGCGATTCAACATGCGCTGCGATTCCGAGCGGATGTCCTCACGCTCATCGATCAACCGGCCTTCGGGGTCAAGCTGTGGAACTTCCGATGTTCCACGTGGAACATTCTTCTTAATAAACTCTTCCGTGCTTACTTCGCCGCCGTCTTGGTAACTCGGCACATCGGGAGCGTCTTCCGTAGGCTTACCAACCCAGGGTATGCCCTCTGTCTTCTTAGACGCGGGTGACTTCAACGCCTTCACGATCAACGCCTCAAGGTCCTTTTGGCTTTTGGCATCCTTTGCCATTGCAATACCCAAGGCGTTGTTGTGCATGTCCTGCTCATAATCGGGCGGCATGCTGCCAAATCCTGTTACATGCCCCAACGCCTTTAAGGGTGAGGTTTTGTACTCGTGCATCTTGCCAAGCGTCGCGGCACGTTCCGGGCCATACTTCATCGCCAAAATGCCCGCTGCCAACATATGTCGAGCAGCATCTTGTCTGTCGTACTGCCCACGCTCCTTGGGGTACAGCTCAAGCGCCCTGGTCCGAGCCTCATCGCCCACGAAGATTAGACTGGGGAGGTCCTTCTTTTCTTTCTTTTCTGCCATAGCTATCTGGGAGAGAAATTAATCGGATCCAAGGTTCGGAAGGCCTCGGGCACGTTGGACTGATCACCGGTTATGGCTCGTGATGCTTGGGCCAAGACTCCTGAGCCGGTCGGTGCAGGGGATGGGGCTGGCGGACCCGCTTGGGTTGGTGGCTTAAGCGCCGCAACTGCCGCTTGCAATGCAGCCGTATCAATCGTGCCGTCCTCTTTCCTAAATCCACCGGCTCGCAATTGATTCTGCAAACGAATCATGCCCGATGAACTAGGCTGGAACCCAGCTTGGGAAACAGCTTGTTGTAGCGCCCCTAATTGCCTTGTCCGATCCGCCCCGTAACGCTGACTTGCCGACATCGCAGGCTCATACAACGTATTCGTTAATGGGTCATAACTCCTGCCACCCAGCGTGAATCCCACATTCAATAGCTGCCTCGCACGCGAGGTGACCGTGGGTGGCACCCACGTCATTCCCGCACCGGTGGCAGGCGAAAGCTTAGCCGGTGCGGTGTACTGAAAGCTTTGTGTCACCGGATCAAAGGTCCTGGCTGGGGACTCGCGAAATTCCGTGTCAATCTCAGCAGGCTTCACTTCAGGCACGTCACGCACTTCTACCTTAGCCTTATCAAGATCAAGGGCCTTGGGTGCCTCAGGCATCTCCATCGCCTCACGGGCTTTGGGTAACTCAACAGGCTTTTTAAGTAACGATGCCTCATAGGCTGCACGCTCAGCGGGCGATAAACGCAGGTCCACGTTCACATCAAAAGGACTCAAGGTCCCCACTCAGCGCTTTCCTGGAAATGCTTTTCCATCT